GGGGGTATAAGATAAAAAAAAAAAAAGAAAAAAAGAGAAAAGGCCTTTTTAATATTGAGGGGGCCCTTTGTTTTTAAATTGAATCATAATCTTTACGAACCTGCGCCCCGCCATCACGCCCAATCAATTCTTTTTTCATGACAGGATATGCAAACGAGATAACCAACGCATCGGCTCGGTTTGGGCTTGGTACACCGCGCGACTTCATTTCTTTCTTGGACTCAATCTGTATTTTCCCATCAACACGCGGGACAAGTTCAGGAGCCTGCAATTCATCACGCAACATTGGGTCGTCAGGGATAGACCCGCCATTCTTCAGCCAATCACGCGCCGCTTTCCACATTTCCGCGCGCTTGTTGTAGCAGCCTGCATCATTAGACTTACCAGCAAACCACACCAACGTCCAATCACGCCCCAATCCTTGCCCCGCTGATTTAATGCCGGTACCAAAACCCGCATCAATAAATACCGCGTCCGCCTTATGCTCGTCTTCGTGCCGTGCGATTTTTTGCGCGGCAATCAGGTCGTTATCGTTTTTCTGGAACGTCTCAAGGATTTTAAACACCAAACCTTGACGCATCGCAATCACAAATTCGTCGTCGCCCTCCCACGCCGGATCAACCGTGATGATTTTCGGCGCAAACTCATATTGCGATTTGGGGATATGCTTGCCATACCCTGCCGACACATCCGCCTCCGAGATAAACTGACGGGCAGACATTGACGGAAACATACCGCGCACGCGGATTTTGAAAAAGTCCGACTCTTCGCCGTAGTCCTCCGCCCATTTTTGCATCTGCGCCTTATTCGTCCCTTCGACCGTGCGGCTGTCAATTTGATAGGTTATCCACCGATGCTTATACCGGCGGAAGCATTCGCGGAATCGCCCGATATTTCGCGTCGGGTTCCCAAAGGCAAGCCAAATAATTTCCGTGTCCTCGTCGGTCAGCGCACCTTCGGCAACCTCCCACACCTTATCCGCAATCGCCGACGCCTCGTCAAACACCAGCATAATGCGCTTGCCCTTATTGTGCAGGCCTGCGAACGCCTCCGTATTATGCTCGGACCACGGCACAAAGTCAGCCCGCCACGTCTTGGTATTCAGACGGTCTTTAGCCGTGATACTCATAACCGCGTCGTTAAACCAATCCGCCGTGATACCCAACCGCTGCCACTTACCCACTTCAGGCGCGGTTTTGGTGCGCAACTGCGTCTCCGTATTACTCGTGATGACGACCTTACTGTCTTCGCACGTTGATAACGCCCAATTAATCAGCATCCCAATTTCTGCCGACTTGCCGATACCGTGGCCGCTCGCAACCGCAATCATCAACGGCATATGGCGCGTTTCGGGATTGGACAGATGGTTTTTCACATCCTCCATGATTTTCGCCTGCCACGCGCGCGGCGACTTATACCCCTCAAGTTCGCCGTTATCCCAATCATAGGCAAACATCACCCAAGACAGCGGGTCATGCTGATACGCGACGGCGGCTTCGATAATTTGGCTGTTTAGGTCTGTCATTTCAAACGCGCCTTTGCCCGTGCTATACGTTCCGCCAGTGTTTCATCGACTGACACCTCGACTTTATCCTTAAACATCCCCAAATGACGGGCGATACTGTCCAGTGCGGCTTTACTGCTCGACAGTTTGAGTTTCGATATCTTTACGGCGATTTCCCCATCCGTCTCCGTTACGTCAAGACCATCGACCGCCAAAGCCATTTCGCGCGTCCATTCGCTCACAGGGCGCAGGCGGCCGGCGTCGTCAAAAAACGCGCGCTTATCCACATCGGCGATGGCTGCCCATCGCTGCAACACCCAGTCTTGTGTAATTTCCGTCCGTTCAGACAGGCTTTCACGCGCCTTACGGACAGCTTCTGCAACCTCCGGTTTTTTAAGCAGGCGTGATGCGGTTTCACGCGCCGACGATTCTGAATATCCCGCAGCCCGCGCCGCCCGCGCCCCGTTCATATCAATCAAATATTCTTCAACGAATCGTTTTTGTTGTTCAGTCAGCATTTAATTTTTTCCATTTAACTTTAATCACATTGCGAATTTCACAGCGGCAGATGCGCCCAATCGTTTCGGGCGAACAATCAAAACTCCGCGCCAAAATATGATAATTGACACCCTGTTCATTAAGCCGCCTGATTATCTCAACCTCTTTATCCGTCAACTTAGACCGCCCATGCGATTCCCCGCATCGCCTGCCTGTTTCCTCATTGCACTGCACCAGCATTTAAAACTCCCAAATTATGCCAAATTCCCCGGCCGCCCACGATTGCAGGCGGTTTTGATAGTCTGTCATCTCAGCCGTGTTAAGCGTCGTCGTACTTATCGGCGTTTTGACTTCTGTCCCGTCAGGCATGGCTTTAATATCAAAGCCCAGTAACACGCCTTTGCAATACTCGTGCCACGTTTCCGCGCTATACCGCCTGCCGTTGACCCACGCTTTATCCGACAACTCCGCGTAAATTTTCCACAAGCGGCGGTTCTGCTCGACGCTCCGTTTGGATTTATGCGGGCGGATCGTGATGTCGAGATTGCCGTTTTCAAACCACCCATTCAGGTTGTCCCAAATCGACCGCATGACTTCATTTTTGTTTTCGGGCGTCAGTCTGAATTTCGCTTCATTCATTTCAGACGACCTTTCACGTTGATAATCCCCAATTCTTCAAGTCGGCGCATGGTGCGGAACTGCGACCGGCGCATATAAAACTCTTTGTCTTCGCGGCTCAACTTGATATGCGACCGACCATCTATCACGTCATGACAGGCACTACACCCAAAGCCGCCGCTCAAGTCATCGCTTTTCAACCCCATGCCGTGCGTTTCGCTTGGGAAATGGCAAAAGACGACGGTTTCGGGGTTGTAATTACACACGCCTGCGATGTTGAGTGTGCATTGCTCGCCTTTAGCGGCTTTTCTGATTGCGCTCATTCCAACTCCTCAACCTTTACTACCAGTCCCCCGCCTGCGACCGGCTCGTTTCCATACTCAGCGACAATGCGTCTGACCTGATTGTCGTTTTCGTAGGCGACGCCCTGTAATGCGTCCAAACAGACTTTTAGGCAGTTATCCAAATCCAAGCAGACTTTGCTTGCCGACCCGTCCTTGTTCGCCTTTGGGATTAACTGGACTGTCAGACTTACCGTCTTATCGGTCGGTTTGATACCGTTTTCAGCGGCGATGGCGGCAACCCGCGCCTTGTATGCCACCGCCTCCTTGCTGACGATTTGACGGTTGCGGAACGTCCGCCAATATCGGTTAGTGCTGATAGGGTAGGGTAAACTTAAAACTGCCATTTCAACCCCAATTCTTCATAAACTCGTTTAGCTGCGCCCGTGTTCCAGTAGGCAGGGCTTAAAAGCGGAAATTCCTGATTTGCCTTTCGTGCGGCTTCGCGCATTGAGATACTCACATCAACAGCTTCCCGATTCTTAATTCATCCCGTTTTCGCTTCAGAATTTCCTTGTTTCTTTCTCGGTAATATTTGTTCTCTATGCTCACGCACTCTTTGCATTTGGACTTAAACGTACTGTTCCCATAGGCATCCAAGCCGCTTTTGTGAAACTCGCTCAACGGCTTTTCTTCGCTGCACCTAGCACACACTTTCGTCATTTTTGCGTTCTCCATTTTTCAAATTCGTTTTTCCGTTTTGCCATCGTTGCCGCCGGTGCAGCTTCAAATCCGCTACCACCCGACCAAAAGTCTTTCAGATGGCAACCATGCCCGCCGTGGTAGTACGTCGCCCGCTCCTCTGCATTTCTCGCCTTTGTGCATTTCGCAAACCCGCGCATAGGGCTGTTTGATTCGGCTTTAAAATCTGCGTGGACGCAGTGATAGCAGGTTTCAGACCTCATATTCATTCCCCCACTTGTTACCCTGCTCGGTCGGTGTCCAATTCAGATCCGGCTCGTTTTCAAATCGTGCAAACTGCCCTTTCCACCCGCAAACCACGCTACCCATTTCGCCATCTCGGTTTTTGGCGATAATCAACTCGGCAAGATGCGGGTTGACTTGGTTGTCGTAGTAGCTTTCGCGGTGCGGCATGATGATGATGTTTGCGTCCTGCTCAATAGCCCCGCTGCCGCGAATGTCTGCCATGTTCGGGCGTTTGTCTGCCGCTTTTGCGCTACCCCTGTTCAACTGGGCAACCAGCACAACAGGGATATTCAGTTCGACGGCAAGGTTTTTCAGGCGGCGGGATATATTGCCAAGCTCCGCCACTTCATCTTTGCCCGGTCGCGGCATGATGTGCAGATGGTCAACCACCAACAAATCAAGACCCGTCGTCATTTTCTTTTCCTTTGCCAAAAAGCAAAGCTCGTCCACATTCAACAGGTCGCTATTCACATCAAGCCGCCAGTCAGACGCTTTCGCCATGTAGCCGCCCATGTTTGAGTAATCCATCTCGGTCAGACGACCTGTTTTCAGGCTTTTCAGGTTGATACTGCATTCCGCCGCTATGCTTCGGCGGGCAAGTTCCAGTGATGACATTTCGTAACTTTGGTAATGCACCGCCTTGCCTTGTTTCAGCGTAAATCGGGCAATGTTTTCCGCTAATACCGTCTTACCCATTGACGGGCGGGCGGCAATAAGAATCAGATTTCCGTTAGGCAGCCCGTCGATTGCTTCATCCAGTTGCGGCAACCCTGTCGGCAATCCGAACCGCACACCTTCAAGCCGCTTATCCAAATCGGCGATTAAGTCTTGCAAGGTTTCGGTATAGGTTTTGTTTTCGCGCTTTACTGCGTCTTTACCCACTTCCGCCAAGCAATCCGCCGCCGCATTGAGTTTTTGGGCAACGTCGCCGCCATCTTTGGCAAGGGCGATTTTTTCAATATCGGACGACACTTTCAGCAGCCCCCGCTCGATGTGGCGGTCGTTCACGATTTTTGCGTATCGGGCAATATTCGCGGCTGATGGCGTGTTTTGCCGTAACTCAATCAGATAGGACAGGCCGCCAGCGTTTTCTGACTCGCCTCGCGCTTTGAGTTTGTCGCTCAGCGTGATGACGTCTATCGGCTCGCTTGCCGCTGCCATATCCAACAGGGCGCGGAAAATGATTCTGTGTTGCGCCTGATAAAATTTTTCGGGCGTCAGCGCGGCGCATTTCACAATCGCTGTCGGGTCAATCAAAACTGCCCCCAAGACCGTCTGTTCTGCTTCAAGGCTCGTCAGCGATTCGACTGCCATCATCTCTTCAACTTCGTTCATTTCTTCGTTTCCTCGTCTTTGGTTTAGTGTTTCGGCGGTCGCCATTCGATGATTTTCAAAAAGTTTGCCGGCTTAAAAATCCAATCAAAACTGACTGCAAATCCCGAACTGTTATCGCCCATCCAAAACGGATTCATCGCGACCTTGCGGAAAACCGATGCAAACCAGTTCAAGCCGTCTTCGGTGCTTTCAAATCGGATTTTTCCGTTTGGGGCTTTCGTCCCCTTGATTTCTATCCATCGCGCCGTGATTGCCCGTTTGCGTGTTTCGTTGAGTAACTGCACATTCGGCAAGCGGTCGCCTAAGATTTCGTTGTAGCAATCTGCGATGGCTTGGCATGGCACGGCGTCAGATCGGCGGCGGCGCGGAACATTCCCATCTTGGCGGTTTCCCTTTCGGCTACTGTCGGTTTTGCTTTCGCTGTTTGTCTTCAGTGTGGATTGTTCCGCTTCTGCTTCCTGTCCCACTGTCTGCAAAACACCTTGGCCGTCTTGCTCATGCGTTTTCGCGTTAGCGGAAACAAACGCGTCAGCGTTCAAATCTTCTTTTCCGTTTTCGTCGTTTGGGGGTAAGGGGGTATTATTTAATCTTGTATTATTTAATCTTGTATTATTACCTTTGACTTTTTCGTCAATAGGGGTCATGACTTTTTCGTCAATAGGGGTCATGACTTTTTCGTCAATAGGGGTCATGACTTTT